GACACACAACCAAGCATAGGAACTTCTCAAAATTATACTTTTTTTAGAGGCTTTAGAATAGGTCAATTATGAGCACATTAAAAGTAAATAATTTAGACACTCAAACTGGCTCAAACATAGTGGTTGCAAGTGGTAAGGTATTATCTGCTGCTGGTCATATTATTCAAACTGTAATAGGAAGTAAATTTACCACTCAACAACAATCAACTAGCACTTCTTATGCAGATGTTGTTTCATTAGCTATTACACCAAAGTTTAGCAGTTCAGTTATAAAAGTTTGTTTCTATTATAATGTAAGTGGGAATCATGCTATAAGACTTGTAAGAGATAGCACTACTGTTTTTCAGCCAACAAGTACTTATCTTAACTATGACGCTGATTCATACGGTCAAACTTCTCATGTCTCTGATTCAACTAGGAGAACTATAGCTATGTCTTATATTGATAGTCCAGCAAGCACAAGTGCAATTACTTATAAGTGGCAAGTAGCATCATACAACGCTGGTAATGGCACAGGTTTAATGTTTAATGAACTTACAGCCACCACTGCTAGTGCTTACACATATATGGAAATTATGGAGATAGCACAATGACATCTGAATTAAGAGTATCAACTATTGCAGCAGTGGGTGGAACAAGTGCCATGACAATAGACAGTAGTGGTAGAGTTACACAGCCACAATTAGTTGCATGGAATGTTTTTAGAAATGCAACAATGTCATCAAGTGGAGATGTAACTTATACTGGTTCACATTTAAATGTTGGAACTTGTGTAAATTTATCTACTGGTGTTTTTACTGCTCCAGTTACTGGAACTTATTTTGTATCTTTTACCTCTTTGGGTCATAATAGTGGCTCTGGAAATGTTGATATATTTTTCTATTTAAATGGATCGAAAGACACAAACAGACTTGCTCTTAGAGGTTTAGGAGCATCTTCAACTGAATCTCTTTCTCCATTGCCATCTGGATCAATGGTAATGTCTTTAAGTGCTAATGATGAACTTAAAGTAAACGTAAATCAGACATTATATAGTGATGGTAATAACTGGATAAGATTTAGTGGGTTTTTAATAGGATAAAGGAGTAAAACATGGCATCAATAGCAGAAGCACTTAGTGCATTAAATATTCAAGAATGGACAATGACTGGTGAGCCTACAACAGAAGAAGAGTTTAAAGCTCAATTCAAAAAGGTCACTGGTGTCGATTCTAATGGAACTGGAATATTAAGTTCAGATCCAAAAGACTTTGGCACAACTTGGGCAAAAGTATCTGCAAAACAAAAAGAGTTAACAGATGCAGAGCCTATGGTAGAGCTTAGAAAGCAAAGAAATGATTTGTTAGCAGAGACTGATTTTTATGCTTTATCAGATGTGACAATGTCTGATGACATGAAAACATATAGACAAGCGTTAAGAGATATAACTAAAGATGCAAAACCTACATTAAAAGATGGGGTGTTAGGTAATGTTACCTTTCCAACTAAGCCGAGCTAAAAATGTCTAAAGCAAGAGAAATTGCAAAATTAGGCGAAGTAATGACCAATGGACAGATTGGTGGGCGAAGGAATATTATAATTAATGGTGCAATGAATGTGGCACAAAGAGCAACAGGTGCTACTGGATTAGGTGCAAGCACTGGTTATTTCACTGTGGATAGAGTTCAATCTGGACATAGTGGGAATAGTGCAGGTAGATATACTATGACACAAGAACCAATCACAAACTTAGATGGTTTTAATAATGCTTTAAAATTAGATTGTACTACTGCCGACACATCTATTGCATCTAATGAGTGGGAGTATCTAGCATACAATATTGAAGCAAAAGATTTACAAGCATTAAAATTTGGAACTTCAAACGCAGAAAAGTTTACTCTTTCATTTTTTGTTAAAGGCAATGCTTCAGCAACTTATACTTTAGGAGCATATTTACCAGACTCAAATAGATGGATGGCACAAACATTTTCTGTAACAACAAGTTTCACAAGAGTTTCATTGACATGGGAAGCTGATACAACTGGGACAATAAATGATGATAATGGTCCAGGTTTAATATTTTACATAACACTTCAAGTTGGTAGTGATAGAACAAGTGGTTCAATACCATCTACTTGGGAGACTTTGGCTACAGCAGATATTGCCGATTCAAGTCAAACACAATTTTTTGATAGCACATCAAGAACACTTTTTATTACTGGCTTACAGATGGAAGTAGGCTCTGTTGCCACACCTTTTGAGTATAGGTCATATGGGGATGAACTTTATTTATGTCAACGATACTTTGAAGTTAGTGGCACAGGTTCAGATAATCCAGCAGGTTGGAATTTTGGTGGTATGTCTACGGAAGTTTCTCATAATACTGGTTACCTACCTGGACAACAATTTGCAGTTGAAAAAAGAGCAAATCCAACAGTTGTTATATATAGTAGAAATGGTAACTCTGGTAAAGTATCTGCTTTCAATACTGGTTCAGATGAGGGAAATGGTCATGCAATAAATGCAGTAAAAAAAACTGGCTTTCATGCAGTTCAGAGAGATGGTGGGTCGTATACTACAGGACAAGGTTATGAGTATGGATATACAGCAGATGCAGAATTATAGAGGTTAGTATGGTAATAGAAAATGCAAAATATCTAGCAGTTGATGGTGAAAATACTACTATAGTGGCACTTATAGATGGAGTTTATTCATCTGTCCCATTGGACCCTTTAAACAGACACTACGCAGAAATTCTGAAACAAGTTGCAGATGGAACGCTAACCATCAAGGATGCTGAGTAATGTTAGCTTTCTCTGCATTTGCTGAATCTCCCTTTTCTTCATTAGGGGGAACTGTTAGATTTGGTAGCACAACACAAGAAGCTATCTTTTCTAAAGTATCGGCAGGTGTAGGAGAGTTTAGTGGAGAAGCTGACTTATCTGCTAACTTTGTTGTAAGTTCGTTAGCTTTTGTATTACAGTCAAATGGTGCAACTTTCAACTTTGCATTTACACAATCCGCAGATGGTGTTAAACTAAAGCCAGGAGTTTCGTCGCAAGATATAAACTTTACACAAACATCAACTGCTATTAAAAAAGCAAGTGGTGTAGGAACAGCAAGTGTAGAATTTACACAGTCGGCAAATGGAGACCTTTTATATGAAGAAATCTTACCAGCAGATAATGAAGTGTATAGTACAATTACACCATCGAATAATGAGAGTTGGACAAAGATTACACCTTCTGGCTCTGAAACTTGGACAGAAATAGACGCATGAGGTTATAATGGCATCAACATATACTGGAAATACTGGAATAGAAAAAATAGGTTCTGGAGAACAAGCTGGAACTTGGGGTACAACGACTAATACAAACTTTGATATTATCGATAGAGCATTAAATGGAGTTGTAACCTTAACGATAAGTGGTAATACAACACTAACTACTAACGATGGATCTTTATCTAATGGACATTATAAAGTTTTAATATTAAGTGGATCTCCTAGTGGTGCATTCGATTTACTTTTTGACCCTAACGATCAACAAAAATGGTTTTTTGTAAAAAATAGCACTGGTCAAACAGCTACTATAAAACAAGGTGGTGGCTCTGGATCTACTGTTACTGTACCAAATGGCACATCAACTATTGTTTTTGCAGATGGCACTGGTGCGAATGCTAATGTAAATTCTATTCCAACAGATTTACTTTCTGATACAACTCCTCAGTTAGGAGGTAACTTAGATACAAACGGAAATGCTATATTGTTTGGTTCTAGTAAATGGTCGATTGAATTAGATACTGGAGATAATGACTTACTTTTTAAATATAATGGAACAGCAGTATTTAAATTAGCTTCTAATGGGGCTGTAACATCAGCAAATAACATTACAGCTTTTGGAACTGTTTAATGGCAGCATTACAATCATCTGGAGCAATATCCTTTCAAGATATTGAATCTCAGTATAATCCAGGCACTAACTTTCCTAGTAGAGCCTTGACTGAGTTTTATCTAGGTGGGTCTTTAGTTCGTGCAAACGCAGGCAATAATAGTTCTACAAACTTATCAGCTGGTGTACCAACTTCTGGTGCAATATCTCTCAATGATTTTTATGGTAAAGAAAGAGCTTTTAAAAAAACTTATTCATCAACTGCAACTAACCAAACTGGTGTAGGAGTATTTGGTGATGACTTTGCTGTTGACTATCCGAAACAGATTGTTGTAAATTCATCTATAACTGTAGGTGCAACAAGTACTGCTAATCCAGCACTTAAAATAGATAGCACTGGAGCAGGCACTATAACAATTACAAACGAAGGAAGTATAGAAGGTGCTGGTGGTGCAGCAGGTCAGGCAGGAGGTAATGCTTTACAAGTTGATGGAAGTGTTGCTGTAACTTTAGTTAATAATGGAACAATAAAAGCTGGAGGTGGAGGTGGAGGTACTGGGGGTACTGGAGGCAAAGGTGTCTATACAGGCTCTGCTACTTTTTCTAGTTTAGTTGATGAAGGAGGGGGTGGCTCTTCTACTCCTCAAAATAATAAACCTACTTGGTTAAATTCTATTTATACAGGTGCAGGTAACTTAGATGGTGTTGGTGTTGTGAGTGACAGATTATGGGGTGGTATTAATGCACAGTTTAATCGTGGTATTAATCCAGCAGAGTTTGATATAAACCATTCTGGTAGTGCAGGTGCTGGTTTTTCTGGAAATTGTGCAAATAGAGGTCCAATTTATATTTCTGCACAAACTAATTTAACAGGTGTATATTCTGTTAGTGCTAATATTAGCACATCATACGGAAGTGGTTATGGAACGCCTACAATAAATGTAAGTACAAGTAATGTTACTTCTGGTACATCAATAAGTAATGGTGGCACTGTTAATATAGCATCAGGTACAACTTATTATTTTACTGCTTATGGTACAACTTCAAATAATCAAAATTATTATTATAATAGTTTAAGTATGTCTGTTTCTGGAACTCCGTTAGTGACACAAAATGGTGGCACTGGTGGAGCAGGTGGCGTGGGTCAAGGTTATGATCAATCTGCTGGGTCTGGGGCTTCTGGTGGTGCTGGTTCAAATAACGCAGGTGCAGGTGGGACTGGTGGAGATGGTGGTGCTTTTGGAGCAGCAGGATCAGATGGTGGAACTGGGGG